ATCGGGTGATATTTTTGTAAGCGTTATCTCATCTCTTGCGGATATTTTGCCTTTTCCTACTCTGTTGTTTTCTGCCAAAATACCCAAGTTGATATCATCATCGCTATCCGGTATCACTGAAAGAGTTACTTTTATCGCTGTGGCTTTATTCCAAACGATTAAATCTCCATTTACTCCCATAGCGGTATCGCCTAAGTCCATAGGTGCGATATCTATCGGATCGGTATCGTCTGTAAATTGTGTGATTGTAAATCCTGCCGGGAATGAAGAACTGGCTACTAAGTTTAAAACTGTGCCAAATCCTGAAATATTATTCATCTATTATCCTTTATACTAATATGTGAGTTCCGTCTACCGCTCTCACTGTGTCGTCTTTTGCATATACTAGAGTATAAACCGCTTTATATTCTGTTGAACCGCTACTGGCTACATAAGACTGTATATCACACATTACATAATAGCCAATTGATTGTACTTGATGCCAAGCTTTGTCGTTCGCTGTTAGATTAGTGATATAAAGCTGTTGTGTAGTTGTTAGTGTTTTGCCTACTGAAATAGTACCGTTTTTAACCGCTGTATTGATGTTGCTTTGTATAATAGATAAAAGTTGTGCTTTTCCTTGTGTATTCGCACTTACTTTTGATAATGCTAACAATAGCCCTAATATACTTGAACTCATAGCGTCTTTAAGCCACATTTCGTTAGCGTATATATTCATAGCAATTGGTGAAGTAGCTCCGCCCATTAAATCGCCTCTTTGATAAAATGCTAAAGTCTGCCCTGCTGTTTGTGTCTGTCCTATGTAATTCACTCTCAAAGCATCATAAGTGTTAGATGTTGGAGTATCTTTTACACTTGCGGTTAATGTTGGGAATTGTTGAAACATATAATTTTGAGTGCCGTTGATAGCGTCGTAGTTTGTAGCCCCTAAAATTATCATCGGTATCATCTCTTGATATTCGCCTGTTACTTGCAATGTAAGTGCCAAACCTGCGTAGCCTTTGAGTGCTGCTCCCCAAGTTGCGGCATTCGCTGCGGTTGTAAATTCGCAGTACATATACATAACATTTTGTGCAGCGTTCCAAGTTGCTATTTCTTCTACTTGTGTTAAAGTCAAAGCAGTAGCCGGAATAAATAAGAATGAGCCAAAATCGTTGCTCTTATCTACTGATGCGGTTAATACTGCGGTTAATGTATCATTTGCACTATCCCAATAGTAAAATTGTAGCTTTTTATTTTGTGTTATGCTTTTAGATACCCATCCAAAGTATAAACTCGCTCTTGCGTATTCTTCTGATGTTGTTCCAAAATAAGTACCTACATCCGCTAAGTTTGTAAATTCTTTGTAAATATCTGTTTTTATGGCTGCATTTTCTGTATATATGCGACCTCCAAAACTCCTTTGGACTACAATACTAGCCCCTCCTACCCCGCTCACTATCGAGACATATTTTGTAATATCTATTGCCATATTAAACTCCGTTTATTTTGTATTCTGTAGCATTAATTGTTCTTTCTGGTCTAATTATACTACGATTATATGTTAATGTAAAATCAAAGCTCGGGGCTTCTTGATGTTGGTCTCTGTCGTCCTTAAACCAATTTGTCCTCATTGCTTTGATTGCCAAAATTCCTATTCCTTGACTTTCAAGTGCCGTGATAAATTCCGATGATTGCATATAAATAGATAAATCGCTTAAAATATCCGATGCGGTGTAAACCTTAGGCGAGCGGACTAATACAGATACTTGATAAGTTATCCCCATAATCTGATAATCTGTATTTATCGTTTTGCCCTGTACCGTATCCCACTTTGATATTCTATTTGGTTGCCCTATTCGCTCTGTCGATACTTCAAAAAAATATACACTATCCTTTGTTTTAACCCCCATTTCTACTGGTTGATAAGCCTGTAAAATATCTACATCATATCCATAGCTAGTTAAAGCTGTATTTATCAAAGGTAAAAAGGCTCTGATTATATCGTTATTAGTCAATTTGTACTCCTAAATAAGAATTAAATCCGTATTGACTATCCCAATCACCCTTATTGCTCTCTATTTGTAGAGTTTTGCCATTAAAGATAATCTTATCCCCTGTTTTATCTCTTTGTAAATCCTGCAATACTTCTGATGTAAAAATAGTATAATATGTCTTTTGCATATCTAAGCCAAACTGCTCGTATACACTTCTGCTCACGGGCTGAATATTCGCCTTAATAGTAATCGCTACATCATAAGCGGGCGATACTATCCCCACATCATTTACAATATTAGAGTTAAATTTAAGATATTGATACTTTTTAAGCGGGATTAGCGTAGATGCTTTTGCTAAAAGATTACTCACTTTGCACCTCACTTGTAATTGAATTTAGCATTATGCCCGTATCTATTAAAGGCTTGTCTATCATTCCGCCGTGCTTTCGTCCTCTTAATCTCGCTTTTATTGTAGCAGGTGCGAGTTTAGGAGATTGGACCTCTGTTATAGCCACTCTTATATCTCCCGCCACCATAAGGCCTACATTCTCAAAAGCTGCACTAAGATTTGTTTTGCCTGTTACTACATTCTTATAGTATTTTTGCATAGTATTTTTCCATTTTATCTTATTGTTAGCTATGGCAGGACGCATAAAAGGGCGGGGAGGTATTCTTTTTGATGGATTACCAAATTCATTTTGTGCCGCTACCTCTGCGACGCTGTCTCCGTTTGGATATCTTGCTTTTTCACTCCAGCCAACCGCTAACTTTTTAGCCTTTATCTCTTTAATGGCTTTTTTAATTACTTCTTCTAGCCCGTTGTTAGTTTTTCGAACTTGCATTAAAAAGCCCCATTAAATTTTCTAAAGTTTGCCCTCTCTGGACTTCCACCGACTATAAATCCGCCAATAGAATAAGTCTTCAAAAGTGCTTTTAACTGTATTCCATAGGGGGTGGTTGATAGCCAATACCCAAAAGAATTTTTATCCTCTGGAGGTGTTACTGTAACACTCACCCCACCTACTGATGTTGAATTCGCTATCAAACCGTTATCACCGCTCACTATCCCGTCGTTAATCTTTAGTTGGTGAGCAGTCATTAAATTTAAGGCGTGCGATAACGCAGGCGATAGATATCCGTAGTCATTATTATTCAGATATAGGGTACTTAAATCAAAATAAGTCTGCAGTGTCGCGTCTGGATATACTGCTATGTCTGCGTATTCCTTAAAATTCGTTCTAAATACCGCTACATCAAAAGTAACCATTTTTTATCCCTTAATTTACTATAGGCTCGTTTTTCTTGTCTTTAAAATCCTGAGGTACGATTTGAGCTGATTTGTCTCTTTTTTCTAAGTCAGATATTGCTTTGCTTTTATCTGTTTTAGTCTTAGAATATTTAAGAAAACCGTTTTTAACATGGTTTATAAAATGCTCATCTTTTAACAGCATTTCGAGTTCTTTATCTGTTACCTCTGTAGCTACGCCCTCATTTACTAAAAAATGAGAGTCCATTAAACCGTGACCGCCTGCGATTTCGATTGAATAAGTAATGACGGGGTCAGTTTCCCCGCCTTTAGTGTACCCTCTGTAAACCGTGCCGTTTGTTAAAGTTGAATAAACATACGCCATTTTATATTCCTGTATATCTAGCTACTGCGAAAGGTCTCTTACATAAGATACCCGCTGTTGCGTTTGTATAATCCTCTATATATCCCTTAGCTTGTTTTTCAACTCCTAAGACTTGAAATTTGCTAGGTACCATTTGTGCAAATGTTTGTCCGCCGTCTGTTGAGTTGTCCGCTACATCTTCCGCATATAGATAGAATACATCAGCCGCACCGTTTGCCGCACTAAGTTGCGGTACTCCAACTACTCTTAGGTTTTTGTAAGTATCTTTTAGCCATTTATTTACTGAATAACCATAATTTGATACTTGACTTAAATATTGAAGATGTGAAACAGGCACTGCCAAAGTAAGGTTAGCCTCTGTTACATCTATGAGTCCATTTGATTGAGTTGCTATTGTATTAGCCGCTGCTCTTATATCGACTAGAATTTCTAGCATTGTCTTTTTATCCCAAGTTGAACCGTTTACACCTGCTGCTACTGTGATGTAAGATGGAAGATTAGGATCATTCAAAAATCCATAAGTTCTGTTTGCTCCGTTGTTATAGCCAAAAAAGCCTACATTGTTACGAGCTATTTCAAGTGCCAAACTTGCACCCTCTCTTTTAGCTGCTGCCGGGTCTATATTCATTTCCGCCGCTGTCTTAAGTTCTAATTGTCCGACTTTCATTCCTTTTTCAAATCTAACAATAGAGCGTCTTTCAAAATTCTGGTTAAAGCCTGAAAATTCGATGTTAGATACATCGCCATACTCGCCCGCTGCTCCTGTAGTTTCTAGCATTATTTGTACAACTTCTGCTTGATGCCAACTTCCTACAGTCATAATTCCTACAAGGTCGTCTATTTTTCTAGCCGCTGTTTGTACTTTTACGAAACCTGGCAGCCAAGATTGCAAAAATTGTACGGGTGTTCCCACTGATGGAGTTGTAACTGTTGGAGTTAGTGCGTCCATAGCGTCCATCATTGTAGATACTGTCTTTTCGTCTAGTCCTATACCGATTTTAGGTAGTGATTGATATCCCTCTACACTATTAAGATTTAAAGGCTTAATATTTCTAGGGGATACAATTGAATGTATTTTACTTGCTCTCATTTAATTTCTCCTTAGTTTGTTACTGTTATTACTGCCGGACCTGCTCCAGCTACTGTAAATCTTGATACAACCGCATTACATACTGCATAGCCTGCAGCCGGTGCTGTACCCGGTGCTACTGTAACCAATGCTCCTGTAGTTGTGTTATATTGTACTTCATCCCCTATTGCCGCTGCCGCTGGTAGATCAACTATAAGCGTACCCATTTTAACGATACTGCCCTGTGTGTTGTTAGGTAGTGTTAAAGTAGCGGACAAATCGCTCCCGATAAGTGCGTATTGCTTACTATTAACTAAGAAACCTGCTATAACGCCCGTTCCGCCAACTGTTGCTACTCCCTCACTTGAAACGGTATAAAAATATCCGATAACATTTGGTGAAGTGCTATTTAATATAAAACTCTCGGCTCTTATCGGCTCGTCTGTAAAAACATCACCGACTACGCCAAAAGATTTGCTTGTGCTTATTTGTGATTGAAATGCCATTTTATTCCCCTTTTATGTATTTTTCAATATCGTCGTTTACCGCTTTAGTAGTAACGACTTTCTCATTCATCCTCAAAGCTGTAATATATCCATTTAACATACTTATTTCAGCTCCGTCCTCGCAGTCTAGTTTTAGCTTTTCAACTGCATATTTGCCCATATCTTCCAAACTCATATCTGAACTATCAAAAGTGCCGACGAGTGGAGATACTTTCTCGTATAGTTTTTGCTTTTCGCCTATCTCTTTTAGAATTTCTTTTCTAATCAAAGCAGCGTCCATTCCTGCCTCTTTTTTAGGATCTTCTTTAACCTCTTCATCTTTAGCTTTTTTATCAGCCGCCTCTTCATCTTTCTTGACTGTTTTGTCTTTAGCTTTTTTTGCTGCGTCCTCTTCATCTTTAGCTTTTTTTTCATCGGCATCTTTAGTCAAGGCACTTACTTTCTCAGTTAATCCTGCCAAAGCTTCTTGTAACTTTTTGATTTCCTCTTCCATTATTATTTCCTTTCCGTCTAATGTAAATACCATACTATCAAGCACGGCTACTTCTTTCCCCATTCTCCCCTCATCGACTAAGGCGAGATGGTTACCTCTTATATCTTTTTGTATAGCTTCGTATTTT